CAGTAACAACTACAGGAGTAGTAACCTCAGTAACAACTACAGGAGTAGTAACCTCAGTAACAACTACAGGAGTAGTAACTTCGGTAACTACTACATTTGATATAAATAGACAATCAGCGGTAAGAGCGCTTCAGGATAGGTTTGCTAAATATGGCTTAGCCAGTTTGGCAAATAAAATTCTCGAACTTGCCCAGATGGGCGCTACTGAGGCTACGATTACTTTACAACTTCAAGAGACTCCTGAGTATATCCAAAGGTTTAGCGCTAACCAAGACCGCATTAAGTCTGGCTTAACAGTTTTAACTCCTGCAGAATATCTTAATCTTGAAGATGGATACCGTCAGGTACTGCGGGCTTATGGCTTAAGGCAGTTTGATAATGATGCTTATGTAAAACAATTTATTGCCAATGATATGTCGCCAGCAGAATTGTCTAACCGAGTTGTTACAGCAGTTCAAAGAGTGCAAAATGCTGACCCTGCTATCACTAAACAACTCCGTGACTTTTATGGTATTGGGGCTAATGACCTTGTGGCATATGTTCTTGACCCACAGCAGCAGTTCCAGAAGATTGAACGTCAGGTAGCAGCAGCAGAGATTGGTGTGGCAGCACGACTACAAGGCTTTGAAACTGGAGTTACAGTTGCAGAGCAACTTGCAGCACAAGGTGTTACACAAGCCGAGGCTCGCAGAGGTTACTCAACAATCGCAGACATTCTTCCTACCGCCGAAAAACTTAGCCAGATTTATGCTGGACAAGAAGAAGGCTATGGATTAGAGCAGGCAGAGCAAGAAGTATTTAACTCTCTGGCAGAATCACAACGCAGACGTACTCGACTAACTCAAAGAGAAATTGCTGAGTTTGGTGGAACCTCTGGCGTATCCCGCGTAGGACTTACTCGACAAACGAGAGGTCAATTCTAGAATCCTTGACAGACAGACCAGCACTGTCAAGCGTATAAGACTGGTAGTGAGAGCCAGCCCATTTCCCCGAATGGCAACTGTGGCTCACGACTAACAATAGATAGAAGGGTGGAGGTTGCTATGAGCAACAATTACTGGGAAGACGAAGACGATGACCTGGATAACGATTCTCAATTCGATGGCAGTGACTTATTAAAGAAGTTGCGGAAAGCCAAGCGTTCAGACGAGAAACGTATCAAGGAACTTACTGAGCAACTTGAGGGTTTTACCAAGGCGCAGCGTGAGCAAACCGTTCGTCAAGTACTAGAAAAGAAGGGCGTAAACGCTAAGGCTGCACGTCTAATTATGAAGGACTTAGAAGACGTTAATGAGGAGTCAGTTTCAACTTGGCTCGAAGATAACGGCGATTTGTTCGGACTTAAGACAACAGATGATTTAGAAAGTAAAGCAGATATTGCGACACTTCGTCAGCAAGATGCTTTCACCTCTCGCGCAATTACGCCAGACAAAGCAGAAGACTTTGAGATGAAAATTCAGAACGCAAGTTCTGCAGAAGAAATCTTATCGTTGCTTCGTCAACAAGGTTAACTCAAATTCGTTCATAGTCAAGGAGACTAAAACTAATGTCAAACGCCTATACAGATACATCGAGCGGTTCGCTCGGTGGAGCAGTTGGTGGCGCAGGTCTCGTACAGAAGGCATATGACCGCCTTCTCGAGTTCGCTCTCCGTTCAGAACCTCTAATCCGTTCTGTCGCAGATAAGCGTCCTGCCCGTCAAGCATTCCCAGGTTCAACAGTTGTTCTACAACGCTACGTTGACCTAGACCAAGCAACTGGAACTCTGACTGAAACAACAGACCCAGATGCAGTTGCACTAACAACACCTACTTCAGTAACCATTACTCTTAATGAGTATGGTAATGCAGTACTCGTAACCCGCGCTCTTGAGTTATTCTCACTTGCAGATGTCGACCCAGCGATTGCAAATATCATTGCATACAACCTCGCTGACTCAATCGACACAGTTGCAATGACAACTCTACGCTCTGGTACAAATAACATCTTCGCAGGAGATGCAACCTCAGTTGCAACTGTAGATGCAGCAGACACAATCGACTCAGCAGACATCCGTAAGGTTGTTGCTCGCCTACGCTCTAATAAGGCTAAGGCACGTCGCGGAAGCGATTACTGGGTTGGTATCCATCCAGAAGTTTCACACGACCTTCGTGCAGAATCAGGAAACCTCGGCTGGAACTATGTCCACGCACAATCAGCACCTGCTGTTAATAACATCTGGGCTGGAGAAATCGGAACATACGAAGGAGCATTCTTCGTAGAGTCCCCACGTCTTTACAATGCTAAGACTGGTGCAAACCAGACCGCTCTTGCAACCACAGCAGTAACTGTTGCTGGTACATCAGCAGGCTTCACCTTCGGTGTTGCTTCTTCTTCCGTCATTGCTTCTCGTGCAGAGGTTGGCGACAAGGTTGCTGCTACTGGTATTGCAACTACTGCAAAGATTACCAAGATTGTAACATCTGGTAATACAACTACATTCACAGTTGACACTGCTAATACTGCTGCTGTTGCTGTTGATGCTGTAGTTACAGTAACTCCTGTTACACGTGTATTCAATACAATCGTTTGTGGTGCTCAGGCTATGGCAGAAGCCGTTGCTGAAGAGCCACACGTAGTTATCGGTAACGTAACTGATAAGTTAATGCGCTTCCGCCCAATGGGCTGGTACGGCGTACTTGGCTTCGCAGTCTACCGTGACGAAGCGTTGTATCGTATTACTTCAGGTTCCTCAATCGCTGCTAAATAGTTGATTGACTCTGCAGGGTAGGCATATTAGAACAGCCTACCCTTCGGGGTGAGTTCACTAGGAGGACTTATGGCTGAATGGAAGTTTACTCCACCTACGGTGGACGAAGGATTCACAGGAGTCCAGAGACTCTTTACATTCTATAAACTCGCAAGAGGTATAACAATCGTAATGAATCCAACAACAGGGACATATCAACAAATACGTTATCCGCTAGACGAAAGCCTACCTGATTACCCTCAGGTATATCGTGGTGGATATAATTATACAGTTGATGATACTACAAAGGCTGCTCTTATTGCAGGTAATGTAGGTGTGACAGAAAGTAATTTTACTCAACTATGAAACATTGGGAGCATCATCCTGAACCAGTAGATGGTTGCTTTGGTTGTAAAGGACTAAGCATCCAAATGAATGCTGGTGATGCGGATAGCCGAAGAACGGTCAGTAATAAGACCTTCAACAAAGAATTGGATGCCTACAAAGAAGCAAGAGCCCAAGGCATTCAACCATCTGGAACTTCTATGAAGAAGATTCAAGAGGCGGTAAAAGCAAGTGAAACGTTGGGGAGGGCATATGATGCCGAGAAAATGCCTCCAGCAAAACATATAAACAAAAAATCAGTAGAAGTACTTAATCAACTAGGAGCATAATATGCCAATGGTAAACGGAAAAGAATTTTCATACGGTAAAAAAGGTATGGCTATGGCAAAGAAAGAAGCCAAGAAGTCAGGTAAGAAAATGGTTATGAAGGCAGGCAAGAAGGCTGCAGTCAAGAAGATGGGCAAGAAGAAGTAACTATGAACTCAGGTAAACCTAGAAAAGAAGGCGGAATTACCAGTTCTAATGCTAAGGCTCACGTTGCTGACCTTTATAGAAACACATCATCAATTAAGAAGAAACCAAATACTAAACTTGGTGGACGTGAGATGGACCCTACAAAGATTCCAGGTTTCAAATTTGGTAAGGGAACAGAATAACTAATGTCTTCAGGACAATTAAAACCGCACCGCAGTTTCAACTCTGTACAAATCAAAGATGGATATGTGGTGCGGTTAAACAAGAATGGAACAGTAAGAGCAGTACTAGGAAAGTATGGGGAATATGGCAAGCAAAGCGGACACAAGGCTTAAGAGAGCAGGCGTATCTGGCTTTAACAAGCCTAAGCGTACGCCTAACCATCCGACTAAGTCACACGTAGTTGTGGCTAAAGAAGGCAGCCAAGTAAAGACAATTCGTTTTGGACAACAAGGTGTAACTGGTGATAAGCAACCAACCGCCCGTCAAAAGTCTTTTAAGGCTCGTCATAAAAAAAATATTGCAAAAGGCAAGATGAGTGCAGCCTACTGGGCAGACAAGGTGAAATGGTGAAGAAAGCATTCTGGGATAAAAAGAACCCTAAGAAGACTTCTAAGAAACTAACTTCTGCCCAAAAGGCAGCAGCAAAGAAGCGGGCTAAGGCAGCAGGACGACCTTACCCTAACTTGGTAGACAACGCAGCAGTAGCCAAGAAGAAAGGCAAGTAATGGCAACAGGCACAGCAGGTAGTTCATTCACAAGCGAATTGAATCGTTTGGCTAATGGCGGGACATATCCAGCATTAACAGCATATCAAGCACCGACTGCTGCTGCCAATGATTACGCAGGCACAACTGGCTTTGCTTTATTAGGTGCTCTTAATAAGGCTGCTGACGCTAATCGTCAACCTAATGATTATAAAGCCCTTGGTGGTATTTGTAATGAACTTGCTGGGACAACCAATCTTTCTCCAACTGATGCGCTAAGGAGTATAGACCTGTGACAGTAACACTATCTCAAATGATTGATGAGGTTTTAATTAACCTCTCAGGATATACCTATCAGCAGGACCGCTCCACATACCTAACTGCTGCGGTGACGACATTAACTTCTCCTTCGTCATCGCCTTTGATTTTGTCTCTTGGTTCAACCGATAACGTCGGTAAGGGAATCATTGAGATTGGCGAAGAGTTGATGTGGGTTAACTCCTTTGACCGTGTTGCTAATACTGCAACCATTGCTCCATATGGACGTGGCTATCTAGGCACTACTGCTACCACAGCCGCTGTGGATACCAAAGTAACAGTCTCTCCAATCTTTCCTCGCTATGTAGTTAAGAACGCAATCAATGACACTATCCGTGCCGTAGGCACACAGTTAATGGCAGTCAAGCAGACCTCATTTACCTTCAATGCTGCTGTAAATACCTATGAATTTGAAAATCTAAATATTGAAAATATCTTGACAATGATGTGGCAAGATGTCGGACCTACTCAAGAGTGGATTCGCATTAAGCGTTGGGACTTTGACCCATTGGCAGATACTGCTACTTGGGGTAGCGGAAGCCAGACAGTAACAATTAGAGACTACATCACCCCTGGTCGTACAGTCAAAGTTATGTACGTTACCCAGCCAAGTGCTCTTTCAAGCAGCACAGATGTCTTTGAAACAGTAACAGGGTATCCATCATCTGCTAAGGATGTTATCATCCTAGGTGCTGCATACCGACTACTTGCTTACCTTGACCCTGCTCGCGCATCTCAGATTAGCCCACAGGCTGATGAGATTGACGCTAAGAGAGCGTTTGGTTCAGCCAACTCTGCAGCACGTCAACTCTTTGCATTATTCCAGCAGCGTCTTCGTGAGGAGATTTCTGCACAACAAGGTCAATATCCACCACGAGTTCACTACACCCGATAGGAACATAAATGACAACACGGCAATACTCCTCGCGCTCTCAGCAATCTACACTGACAGGCGCTATTACATCTGGTGCTACATCTATTACTGTGGTGTCAGGTTCGGCTCTCCTAGGTGGTGTCACAATTCCATCGGGCAGAACATTTACTCTTGTTATCGACCCAGATACAGCCCTTGAAGAAATTGTAGATGCGACGGCGGTATCCACTAATACCTTTACTATAACCAGAGCCATTGATGGCTCAACTGCTCAAGACCACTCAGCAGGTGCAGTCGTAAGACATATGGCAATCGGTAGAGATTACCGCGATGCCAACCTACACGCTGAGGCTGACGCTTCCTATAATGACGGTGCTGGCGTTGCCCACGATATGCACGGTATTGCTGCAGGCGAAGGTGTTGTAGTAGGTACACTTAAGACACAAACTCTTACCAACAAAACTCTTACTAGCCCAACAATTTCTAACCCTACTTTTACTGGCACGCCTTCGGCTGAAGCCAGCATCATATTTGAGGGTACTACGGCTGATGCCTATGAGACTACCCTGACTGTAGTTGACCCAACACAGGACAACACAATCACCCTACCTAATACCACAGGTACAGTAGTCATCGTTGATGCTACCCAGACTCTGACAAATAAGACCCTGACCAGCCCTACCATCTCTGGTAGCCCTGTCATCACTGGTCTATCCAGCGCAGGTATGGTTTCATCCTCTGCTACCCCTAAGGATTATGTAGATAGCATCCTAGGCTCTGCTACGGCTGCAGCAACCTCAGCAGCCTCCGCTGCAGCAAGTGCTACGGCAGCCGCTACAAGTGCCTCTAGCGCCTCTACAAGCGCTTCTAGCGCCCTTACTAGCGCCAACAGTGCATCTACCTCAGCCATAGCAGCATCTACCTCTGCAGCCTCTGCATCAGTTTCTGCTATCGCAGCATCTACTAGCGCAGCAAGCGCTTCAGTATCTGCTATCGCAGCCTCTACTTCGGCTGCTAGCGCTGCTGCTTCAGTATCTTCAATCGCTGCCTATGCTGCTGCTGCTGCTACTTCGGCTACTTCTGCTGCAGCCTCAGCAACTGCTGCTGCTACCAGCGCCACAAGCGCTGCTGCTAGTGCAACCGCTGCTGCTACATCTGCAGCCAGCGCTGCTGCCTCCGCAGCAAGCATTGTAGGAGACGCTGCTGCTGCAGCGACTTCGGCTTCATCTGCCTTTGTTTCAGCAACCTCTGCTGCAGCATCGGCTACTGCTGCTAGCACCTCTGCCTCCAGCGCATTGACCTCGGCTAACAGCGCTTCTACGTCAGCATCCAATGCTGCTACCTCTGAGACCAATGCTGCTACATCAGCATCTAGCGCAAGTACTTCTGCATCATCTGCTTTGACTAGCGCTAACAGCGCTAGCACTTCGGCAGCATCGGCACTAACCTCTGCTAACTCAGCAGCAACATCAGCCTCAAGCGCTGCTACTACTTATGATGAGTTTGATGACAGATACCTAGGTGCCAAGTCAACCCCACCTACGGTGGATAATGACGGCAACCCATTACTTACTGGTGCCCTTTACTGGAACACCGTGAGCAATGAAATGCTTGTCTGGAGCGGAAGCGCTTGGACAGGTATTTCATCTACTGCCCAGTTATTCCGTTATCGCTATACATTAACTGGCGGAGAAACCAGCGTATCGGGTCCAGATGATAATGGAGCAACCCTTACTTATCTGACTGGCAAGGAGCAGGTATACCTTAACGGTGTGCTTATGGTTCGTGCCCAGGACTATACGGCAACCAATGGCACCAGCATTACAGGGTTTAGCCCTGCTTTGGCAGCCAGCGATGTCATTGAGATTATTACCTTTACAGCCTTTGATGTGGCTACCGCTATACCAAACAGCCTATTGGATGCCAAGGGTGATTTGATTGTAGCCAGTTCGGCAGATACCCCTGGTAAACTTTCAGTAGGTACCGATGGATACTATCTACAGGCTTCTTCTACTGCAGCGCTTGGAATCACTTGGGCTTCTATCGCAGCAGTAGATACACAATCTATTGAAGTAATGTCTATAATGGGAGCATACTAATGACAAAAGCAAGAACGCTTGCGGATAA